CCAAGCCGGTGTTTTGTATTTTGCCATGATGAATCTCCGAATGCTTTAGCGTGATGATTTAGAGCGATTAGATGCATAGGTCTTTACCATCGTAGGTTTGCCTTTTACGCCCTGTTTTTTAGCCCTTTTGCGCTTTACTGCTGATTGTATTTCAGAAGGAGACATAGTGGTCGCTTTTGAGAGAGGAACGCATTTGGGATAACCTTTAGAGGCTAATTTGGCTTTCGGTCTACCGCATGGGGCGAATGATCCATCTTTCTTCTTTCCGATATTCACCCATTTTTCAGCGAACCATTTTTTAAGACTCATAACCCCCTCCCCGAGCTTTATATGTTTTGACAAGCCAAGCGTTGGCGTATGCGGATGGGTACACCTTGAATTTCTTCTTAGCTTCTGCTTTGACACGTGCATATAAAGCAGGGTTCGTTGGTTTTGGAGAACTATTTCCCACGTTTAAAGCTCCTAAGGGTTAGAGCTAGGTTTGCTCTTTTACCGAGCTTGCCACCTTTTTTTGCAGCTGATTTTAGTTTAGCAACAGGTATTTTTTTCTCCATGGGTACTTTTAGTGCTTTATGGAGTTTGCCCTTAGACTTAGGGTTGAGTGCTTTTTGAATCCACTTTTCCATACTACTTCTTCTTTTTCGCCATAATTTTGATGCCAAGAAGAACTTTTTCGCCCTTCATGTGTTTCTTTAATTGTGCTGGTGAATATTTGGCATATTCTTTGGCGTGCTCTTTGCTCATTCCAGGAAGTTTTTTAGAGCCTTTATCCATCTTCGAAACACTAGCATAAGATTTCTTGCCAGCTTTTTTCTCCATACCTTCAGACTCATGCGCTCTCGCTTTAAGTGATTGTTTCTTTTTGCCTTTGTGTCGCATTCCCAAAGACTCTTTTAATTTATCCATAAACCCTTGATGCATTTTACCGCTCCCTAATTCTTCGCCATTTGATTACAGGGGGAGAATTCTTTATTTTGTATCCTTCCCATATTCTACCGTTAAACCAGGCTTTGAATAGTTGCTGGTCAATGGTTTCTATTTCTACCAGATCAAAAGGTATAGGGCTATAGATAGTGAAAGATATCCAACCTTCTGGGTCTTTTTCTATCTTGGAATAGAGTATTTTGATGTTATCAACGACAATCAATCTTTTGCTTTTGTCGGGAAAAACAATCATAATCCCTCCAGCTTTTTTGATCTGGTGAATACAAATTAAAACATGAGAAGTTTTCTATCTACTTACGACCTAAACTTATATTTTTAGAAAGTCTTACTTCGCTATTTTTAAATGTCCAAATCTCACAATTATCTAAAAAAACGATCCAGTAAAGATCTCCTTCTTCACCTGAGTCCATAAGAAAGTTTGCGTAGCCGTGGCCTTTACTCGTCATCATCGAGATGATCGGATTTAGTTGGAGAATCACTTGTCGCCTTTGCGTAGATTATTTCGAGTTTCTTCAATCCGTCATCAATTGAGATAGACCCTTTTTTCTTTTCTATTTCCCAAGCTTTCAAATCATCATCGTAAAGTGGTTGTGAGTCTTTATACACCGATGCGTTGATTTCATTTTCTAAAGCTTTCTTTTCTCTACGTATACCGATTTTAAGACGTGCGTAGTGGTAAGCCTCTAAGAGATCAGGATCTTTTGATAAAAGTGTTGTAAATCTATTTTGAGATAACCTTTGCTCTGCAATGAATTCACGTAGAATCAGGTTCTTGGGGTCGTCTGCGTAAGCGTACAGTTCTTCAATAAGATGTTGTTTATCCTCTTTCATAGACTCTTACTTCTGTTCCTACCTCTAAACCGTATACCTTTTTACCTGAAATTTCAATAACTTGTTTGTCATCAATAAATACAATACCAGTTAGGCAATCTTCCATTTGCTTATTAAGGTTTGTGGTGTCAGGTCTTTTGGTATGAAATAGTTCTTCGTGGAACTTATTTTTTAAGATCTTTTTTCGTATGGTCTGAGGAAAAGGCAGTATATGAACGAACTCGAGTGCTATTGGTTTGTCGGAGGGAGGAAACGGAAAGCGCTCAACTATAAAGCTTTTCACTTCATCGATGTAAGCTTGATTCACGTTATAGAAAATGAAACGACTTCTTTGGACTTTCCAAGCTTTTGGTAAAAAGGGGATGAAGGTTTCAAATAGCATAGAGTCCTAAAAGTTAATAGCCCTGAGCAAAAAGGAAGATAAATGCAACAGGGCTACTAACCAATATATTACTTCTGAGAAGTACCATATTTTTTGATTTGATTTGCTGAATACGCAACGATATCGTCTGCTTCTTTCATCGTATCATCAGGAATAGCATAAGCTGAATCCCCTCCCCGACTACCAGCACGACCAACCTTCATACGTTTAACGTCTTGAGGCATGTTGGCGTATTCATCATGATCTGCGAACATTTTCATAATGCACCTTATTGTTGTTGGTCTTGGGCGAGACCTGGGACTTGACTAACTACATTTGACAACTGTTGATTTATTTTTTCAACCCCCAAATCTTGTTCTGGCTCAATTTTTGTTTTAATTGTTTCAAGAACTGATAGAAGCTCTTTGAGGTTGGATAAATCTAAGCTTTGTAGACGTAGAGCAGTTTCGACGAGGTCAAGGTTTGCCTTCGTTTTATTTGCCTGTGCTTGAGTAATACGTTCTGCTGATAGAGCAGTATCAAGGTTAGCTTTATTTAATCTTTCGACAGCAAGAGATTGTTTAGATTTGACGTCTGCCATCAGATTTTCATTTTCAATGATCTGTCGCTGAGTTTGTAGCTGTTGCTGTACTTGTGTTTCTCTTTGCGCCATCATCTCTTGTTCTGCTACAGCGTCGACGAGTTGCTTTTTGTCGATGAGTGGAGAGTTTTCGATATAGAGCTTTGAAGGTACAGGAACACCCAGTTGACCAAGTTGAACCAGCTGTTGGAACTGTAGACGCTTTTGGCTGTCTGTGTAAGCAACTTCATCAACAACAATGTTGAACTTAGTGAATGTTTTGTTTTGAATCATCGGGTCAATCTCTTCCCCAACGACATCTTGATACTTTCCAAGCTTCCAGTTGTTTTGTTTGCAAGTTAGCATCTTCTCCCCGACAAGCTTTTGAGTAGTATCGAGTTGATCGAATAACCGTTGAAGCATCGTTAACCCAGCACCTTGACGCACCATAGCTAGGATTCCTGGGATATCATCTTTTGCCATTCCCATCAGTTCTTGATTGACGAGACCAGTTTGATAAACGAGGTTCTTAAGTTCGTTTTGTAAGCCAGCAAGTCCTGGGTTCGGGGAAGTTGGTTGGATCTTCTCGATATCTGACATGTTCGCATTTTTAGCGACTTTCACGTTGATACCGTTACCGCCTTTTTTAAGATCTTCTGGATTGACGACGGCGTTTTCTTTGTACTTCCAACCAGAGTTTACTTGCGATTCAATCTGATCCGCGGTGTTGATGAGGACGCGGTTATACAAGAATTGTGAATCGCGCATACCCCTAACTAGGCCTTGATGACGAAGGGCGAAGTTTGTCAGCTCTGGATTGTAGAATCCGTAGCAAGGGGTCATAGGGTAGCAATCTAGGCCTGTTGGGTGCGGGCCAGAATAGAAAACTACCCCATTGACGACGATATTATATACAACTGTTGGGACATCCATTTCAATGATATCAAGCTCAGGATATAGTCCCAGTAGGTCTCCTAAAGCTTCTTGATTCGATGATGTCCACTCTTTTGTTTGACCCGTTCTAGCATCAACGATGAATTTTCCTTTACGTGAGCTTTTGTAATAGTACTCATCTACTGTGTAAAGCCCGATATCTCGCATGTAGTAGTTTTCGGGCATGAAGATAAACTTGCCATCTTTTTGATATACGGGCTGTAAGTTGTCTATCTCTTCATCGCGTTGATAATTGAACATGCGCTTGACTTGGCTTTTAGTCAGAGCTTGACGACGCCATACCGATTCTGCGTCACTCATGTCAAAATTTTTATAGAACGGGTCTATCCAATAGTAATTGTACGGAACATTCGAAAGAATGATGTCTCCATTCACAGGATCATTTTCATAAGAGATATCAATATCGATAAATGAAAGGCCTTGAATCACTGCACCGTCAAACGCTTTTGAGATAACTTCGTGACCGCCAGCTTGCTCAAATGACCATATGAGAGATTTTGAAAGTTGTTGAGCTGCGACGTCTGCTTTTTTTGAGAGTGCTGAACAAGATAAGCTTTTCTTGTGCTGACGTTGATAGCCTGTCACCATTTCAACGGCGGGTTTGATGATGTTGAAATAGTAACGCTTTTGACCCCAG